TATCTCCATATTCTTTGTTAAAAGATACTGTAATTTTATATCTAGTTTTAAATAAACTTATTAACCACTCAAAAAATACTTTAAGTGCTTGTTTTAATTTGTTCATTAAACAAACCTAGACAATACCAATGAAACCAAAATAAATGGATAAACTGCCCATATCATGTTTTCTAGTTTATCAAAACGCTTTGCACCATCTTCTAATCTTTTTTCAATATTTGCATATCGTATAGAACACTCTTTTTCGTGTGTTTCTATTTTTGTAATAGCTTCTTTAGTTGTTGCCATAAATCTCATTTAACTGTATAAATTTTTAAAGCTTTAGCTTTGCCTTTAACTTTTATTGCTTTTAAAGATTTTAACTTATAACTAACACTTTGTGCAGTATTTTCTCCAATTAATATATCTGCTCCTGCTTCTTTTGTAGCTGATTCAAGTCTAGCTGCTGTATTTACTGCATCTCCAATAGCTGAATAATCAAACCGGGTATCGCTACCCATATTACCAATTACAGCTTCGCCAGTATTTATACCCACGCCTATGGCTATTTCATGTGGTAGTTCTTTGTTGAGTTCTTTTATTGCTTCTTGCATTTCTATAGCAGTTTTAACAGCAAGTTCTTCGTGGTTTTCTAAGTCTAGTGGAGCGTTAAATATTGAAAAACAAGCATCCCCGATAAATTTGTCGACTAAACCTTGGTTTCTCTGCACACATTCAACTTGCACTGTAAGTGCTTTGTTCATAATCTCTGTTACTTCTTCTGGCTCTAGTTTTTCTGATAGAGAAGTGAAGCCACGCACGTCAGTGAAAAGGAACGTCGCATAACGCTTTTCACCACCTAATTTTAAAAGTTCAGGATTATCTTGTAATCTTTTTACTTGTCTTGGGTCTAAGTAATGCTCAAATTGTTTTTTAATCTGTAAACGCAATTTAAACTGCTCTCTAAAACGCAGATAGAAGGCTATTGCTCCTGTAATAAAACCTGCTATTAAAGTCCAGGTAATATCAACTAAAATACCATTTTGGATAATCCAAAAACCACCAAAGGCTGTACAGAGCATTGTGATACTAGCCAATACAATGCCTAGGGTCATACCAAGATAGTTGATTAAAACCCATATAAGAGAGACAAATATGCCAAAAATTAGTATTTCAGCCGCCAAAGACCAATCTGGGATGTATGGACTGTCTTGTATAAGTATAGATTCAGCTAGTGCGGTTTGTATTTTATGAGGCTCTAACAAACCAACGCTTGTCGCCACTTGCGGCATTACCCCGTTGGCAGTAACTCCAACAAAAACAAACTTGCCTGCTACTTTCATTTCTTCTAGTGTTGTTTGTGGTGTATCTACCCAACTTATCCACTTACGACCAAGACTATCTGTTTTAACAGGCGGTATGCCTCTAATTGATATTTCTTCTATACCATTATCATTAGTTTTTATAATGTAAGTCTTTACACCAAACAAGGCTTTGTATATTTGTGTGCCAAAACTAGGAATCCAATCTTTGTTGGGCGTGCTGACAAGCAAAGGTATTCTTCTAACTAATTGGTCTACATCGGTAGGCGCTATAGCCAATCCTTGTAATGTACTTGTGGTAAGAGTTTCAACATTCTGAACCACTCCCTCTGAAACAATGCCTTGTACTTGATTACCTTTTACAACCGTGCCTGTTGGCTTAGGATATTGACCGTTGCTATTTTCAAACATTGCTAATACAGATGGAGCGTATGCAAGTGTTTGTGCAAAAACTTCATCACCACCCATGCGGTCTGCTTGTGGAAAAGATATAACCCAACCAACTCCAACAGCGCCTTCGTTGATTAAATCAACCTGTATCTTTGCAAGAGTTCTTCTTGGAAAAGGCCAACCACCCTCTTTGGTTACATCTTCTTCTGTAATATTTAAAATTACAAAATTACCAGACTCTTGTTGTTGCTTAACTAAAGCATCAAAAGTTTTTAACTTAAGTATTTCTGTGGGTGTAGACTGAAACACTAGCGGTAATGCTAGTATTATCAGTAAAGGTAAAATTAATTTTTTAATTGTTTCTCCTGAATTACTGTGAATGATTTACACTTTTGTACTTCATCCCATTTTGCCCTTTTTATTTTAGTCCAATGGTTCGCTCTATGTGTGCTTAGATAAGCAGGTCGTATTTTTACCCACTTCCAACCAATGTCTCCTATTTCAAAATGATGATACCCATGCGACAGTCTATTTGCTGTAGTTGGGTCATTGTAAAACCGAACAATGTCTCTAGGTTTTTTTGCTTCTTTATGTTGCGGTATTTTTTTTATATCTATTGTAATCATGCTTTTACTCATACGTTATTTTGTCATAAACATTTCCTAAACATTTTTCGCAACCTACAAGACTTGCAATCCACTGTTTTAGTTCTGCGTTATTAGTTTTATTACCACGTTCATCTACATCATCGGGATAGTGTTTTTTGTTAAATGCCAAAGTTTTTTTGTGATGTTCTAACAAACCATCTTGGTCACATCTATAATATTCTATAGCGTGCCTAAGATGATAAATTTGAGCATCTGTTAATTGTATTGTTTTCATAGTGTTTCCTAATTTATTTAATATACATAACATTATACTTACATCACAACACAAATCAACACTTTATTACACTTAATTACTTTGCGTGATTTTGATAACGCTATCTCCACCACCATTTATTTTGATTATATTAGATACTCCGTCTTGTATTAAAATTACTGTGTAACCGTTTCCTGAGTTTAAATCTACTTGTACTGATTCGCTTACTTTTCTACGTAAACTTATAACTTGTCCTGTTACTATTGTAGTTATTTGTGTGTCTGTATCTTGACCAATTAAAGTACCTGAAATATTTACACCTGTAGCTAACGCTAATTGGTCTTCTTCTTTTTCTATAGCAAGAGCGTCTAATACATTTAATAAATCTTCTAAGAAATTAACATCAAGATAATTAATATCTAATTCTGTAAATTGTAAACTATCGTTTTCTAAAAAGTCTTCTGCTAAATAATCTATATCTAAATCATTAAAATCTAATAAATTTACTGTTTTGGTTGTAGCTGTTTCTTCTTGTACAACAGCTTCTTCTTTAGGTGGAGTAACAATTAACATGTTATCAATAATATCTAAAGTTAAATCTAACATTACAGGTTTGCTAGGAGTGTTTTCCCAAACAGAAACAGTTGTAGCCTGGTAGGGTTTGTTTAGCGTTACTGTACCCATGCCTGTTGTTACAAGTATCTCGCCACTAGATAAACCAAAAGCATCTGGCAAAAGAATAATAAGACTGCGGCCAAGCTCATCAACCGTGGCAGTAAAATCAGTACCCCTAATGGCTATTTGGGCAGTAGGTGTTTTGAGCGTGATGTTTTGTTTGTCTATACGATTAAGATTGCCGGTTATAAACCTAGCCGTACCAAGACCAAAGGTAAGGGCCATCTTTGATTTTGATGGGTCCGGGTCATAGATATATTCATCTATTAAGAGTTGTGAGTGTTCTGTAAGTTTTACTACTGATTCATCTAAAAAAGTAATAGCCATTCTACCATTTGTAGTGATAGCTTCGTCATTGCTTTGAATAGCAAATTTTAAATTAGCGTCGTAAGGTTTATCTCTTACAATTTGTGCTGAACCATTTAGCTCAGATATGTCTCCAATATCAGCAGCTTGTACTTGTTCCGCCGTCGTTTTGAATGACGCAAACAGTACCACTGCTACCGTTAGATAGAATCTTGAGCCAATCATTATCTAATGTACTCGATTGTGTAATATTAAATGTTCTACTGTTACCTGTTTGGTCTAAATAAAAATAACCGCCAGCATAACCAGAACCTGTAAAGTTTACAGTATTACTATCTCCGTCAACATCAACATACGAAGTGCCGCCGTCATAATTTATGTCAAAATCAAAAGTGTTACCGTCGCCTTGTATAATCCAATCTAAATCAAGAGTTGCTGCTAAAGCACTAGTGCCGTGGTCAAGAGTAAAAGTGTTTGTACTTCCTGTTACGTCCACGTTGTAATTAGAATTATCAATTCCATAAGTGTTTGTTGGGTCTCCTTGTATGGTAAAAGTATTAGAATCACCATCAAACTCAAAGAAACCTGTTACAGTATCACCTAAAATATCACCTAAAAATTTATTAGTATCACCTATTTGGTTAATATCTAAAGTCATAGTAGCACCATCTAAATCTAATGCGGTCAAAGAACCAGCAGAAGAGTTTAAGCCTCCTATAATATTACCTGAACCAAGTTGTTCTAAATCTATATTTGCTGTAGCACCTGATTGGTCTACGTAAATTTCATTATCAGCCGCGTATATTGTCAATGCAGTCAACATCACAATCAGGCTTATTAATTGTAATTGTTTCATTTTTTTCCTCCCAGAAACCTTTAGCATAACCTATTTTAACGATTTGTAAAACTGATTCCTCTATAGCTCTTTGTAGTGCTAAAGTTGTAGGTTCGTTTTCTGCGTCTCCTGTTTCAATTTCTACTAACTCTGTACCTGCTTCTATAAACCTAAATACATCTTGTGATTGACCATAACTATAAATTTGTTTACTTACTAAAACATCAAT